CATCGAGGAGCATTGCAAGATGATGAAACCACTTCGCCAATTATTATAAAACTTCGTGGCATGTACACAGAAATGGATATGGGTAAATTTGCTGCAGGAGAAAAAGGAACTTTAGCCTGTACAATTGCTTGCAGATATTACTCTCTAGAAATTGATGGAGAACAATTAATCGAAGTCGATATTGATAATATGACCAGAATTATTGGCGGAGTTGATAAGATGCTTGAAATTCGTGATGCAATAGGAATCTAAAAAATGACAAATATGCAAAATATCAAATTAAATTATCCAATCGAATCAGATGGTGCAAATATCACTGATTTGAATATGAGAAGATCAAAAGTTAAAGATCGTCTCATTGTAGCCAAAATGAAAAATTCATCTGATGAAGAGAAAGAAATCAGACTTTTTGCTAATCTTTGTGAAGTAACTCCCAATATTATTGAAGAGCTAGACGAATCTGATTATGCCAATTTACAAAAGGCATATATGGATTTTTTCAAATCCGAGGGAATATAAGGCGAGCCATTATTATTCTCTCAAAAATTACTCATTGGCCACTTTCTGAAATTTTAGAACTTACCGAAGAAGAGTTCTGCTTATTTTATGATGAAGCAATTTTAATCCAAAAAGAAACTAACGAAATTTAATTGAATTATGCCAGCTACTAATGCATCAGTTTCAGTTTTAATTGGCGCAGAGCTTGGCAAATCATTCAAAGGTGCTTTTGGATCTGCAAATAAGCAACTATCTTCACTTGGATCTGCTATCAAAAAAGTCACTGATAGAGCAAATCAAATTGAAGCTTTTAGAAATTCATCAAGAGCTACTAAAGAAGCTAGTATTGCATATCGCGATGCTAGACAAAAATTAGATGCTTTATCAAAAGAAATTGCAACGACTGATAGTCCATCAAAGCAGTTACAAAATAATTTTAGAAAGGCAAAGAGATTAGCAGATCAAACAAAGAAATCGTTCCTTGATACTGCTATCTCAACTAGGCAGATGGGCAAAGCTCTTCGCTCTGGTGGAATTGATATTAAAAACTTTAATTCCGAACAAGCAAAATTAAGTAAAAATCTTAATGTTTTAAAAAGAAGGCAATCAGCTCTACAAAATAACCAGAATGCCAAAGATACAAATCTTGGTAAAAGAGCAAATTATCGATCCCAAATGGTTGATGCTGTTGCTCTTGGTGGAGTTTTATATTCAGCAGTAAAGCCAGCTGTAGATTTTGAATTAGCAATGGCAAAAGTTGGTGCAATTACCAATGAAGCAGCAGACAGCAAAGGATTTAAAGCTCTAACAAAGCAAGCAAGAGAACTTGGAAGAACAACTCAATATACAGCATCTCAAGCAAGTGAGGCCATGCAATTTCTTGGTATGGCTGGTCTTAATACCAATCAAATTTTAGCTGCAACCCCATCTGTATTAAATCTAGCAATTGCTGGTAATATGGATTTAGGTAGAACAGCAGATATTGCCTCAAATATTCTAACTGGCTTTAATATGGAGGCAGAAAGAACTGGCGAGGTAGCTGATATTTTGGCTCAAGCAAGCAGATCAACCAATGTTAATGTTGAGATGCTTGGTCAAACCATGAAATTCATTGCTCCTGCCGCCGCTGCTGTTGGTGGCACTTTATCTGAAACCGCTACTTTAGCAGGTGTTTTAGGTGATGCTGGTATTCAAGCAACTATGGCAGGAACAATGCTTAGATCAACTTATCTTCGTTTAGCCGCTCCTGCAAAAGCTGGAGCTAAAGCTTTGGGTCAGATGAGAAATGAAATGGGAATTTCAGCAGAAGAAATGCCTGATGTTGCTAAAGAAGCTCTTCTTGCTCAAAAAAGGTTATCCGGTCTTGGAGTTAAAATCTTTGAAAATGGCAAGATGAGATCAATGGTTAGTATTTTGAAAGAGATGCATCATGCAACCAAAAATCTTGCTGATGATGAAAAATTATCAATTATCAAAGATATTTTTGGTACTAGATCAACTGCTGGAGCATTAGCAATATTTAAATCAGTAGAAACTGGTAGATTAGATGAGGTAGAGCAAAAAATTAACAATGCTAATGGTGCAGCCTTCGAGATGGCTGATAGGCTAAAAAATACTACATCAGGAGCATTTAAAGAATTTGCCTCTGCTATTGAATCAGTAGGAATTTCTATTGGTTCAGTTCTTTTACCGGCATTTGCATCAATTGCTAAAACTGCAGCGGGTGTTGCAGGAAAAGTAAGTATTTTTGCAGAAAAATTTCCAGTCTTAACCAAATATCTTGGTTTAGCAGTTGCTGGAATGATAAGCTTTAAAGTGGCTTCTATTGGCATGGGATTTGCATTTACCTTTTTAAAAGGAGGATTCCTATCGGCTAAAGGAGCGTTACTTGCTTATAAAACAGCAATGACGCTGATGAGCTTTTCTATCCCAAAAGTGATTCTTGGAATTAAGGCTCTTGGAATTGCAATAATGAGCAATCCAATTGGATTAATAATTGGTGGCATTGCAATTGCAGCAGGACTTTTGATTAAAAATTGGCAACCAGTTGGAGAGTTTTTTAAGAATTTATTTAGCGGTGTAATTGGCTATGTCAAAAAAGCCTTTGAATGGGTTAGTAAATTATTAAAACCACTAAAAACAGTTGCTGGGGTTGTTGGTAAAGGAATCAAATCAGTAACTGGAATATTTTCTGATGATGAGGCAAATAATCAAAGTCAAATTGGTGACACGATCAAAGACTTAGAGTCAACAGATACTGATTTTAGCAAAATAATTGAAACCAGTAATGTTTCTAATATTGCTGGCAGTAGCTCAAATTCTAATATTTCAATTTCTGCTCCAATTATCATTAATGCACATACCAACGCAGATAAAAAAACAATCGCTAATCAGGTTAGAATAGCAATTGATGAGGTGATGCATAAATTTGCAGTAAGAAAGCAGGCATTAAATTTTGATTAGGAAGTTATGGCATTAGATTTCTTTAAAAATATCAGCTCTAAATTAACAGTTAATAATCTGCTCAAAGTTGATATGATGCTGTTGCTTGGTGCTTATCGCTTTGCAATCAAAAGCTCTGCTTATCAAACTCTCAAAAGGCAAAGCGAATATCGCTGGCAGGAAATTAACCGAATTAACGCCAACCCAACTTTACAATTTACTGGCTTTGGAGTTGAAACCATTGATCTTGAAGGAGTTATTTATCCTCATTTTAAAGGAGGATTAAAGCAAATAACTTTGATGAGAACGCAGGCAGGTCTTGGAAAGCCATTATTTCTTGTTTCTGGCAATGGCTTCGCTTTTGGTAGATGGTGCATTGTCAAGATCACTGAAAATCAGAGCAATTTCTTAAATGATGGAGCTCCAAGGAAAATTGAATTTTCCATTAGCTTGAAGCGATATGGTGAGGATCAAAAAAGAGGCGTTAAAGGTATTGTTCAAAATGTTGTAAGTAGCCTATGAGTATTATCTATCTTACGAAAGATGGCGATATTTTGGATCAAATTTGCCAAAATTATTATGGTAAAACTAGCAAAATTGTTGAACAGGTAATTGAAGCTAATCCTCACATTGTTGAAGTTGAGCCAGTATTTGAAGCGGGAATCAAAATTACTCTACCTGATATTAGCGGGGAAAAAGAATCTGAAATAGTAAAACTCTGGTCTTAAAAGAAATTAATGAAACCAATATTTAAAATTGAAGCTGATGATAAAGATATCACTGATCTTTTATCTGCCAGACTAATTTCTTTAAATATTAGTGATGAGACTGGATTAGTTTCTGATAAGGCGGAGATTCTTTTAGATAATAGAGATAATATTTTGGATATTCCGCCAAGAGGCATAACGCTAAAAATTTATCTGGGTTATGATGAAAAATCTCTATCCTTAATGGGTAGCTTCATAGTTGATAATATTAGCCTTTCATCTCCTCCTTCAAAACTTAGGATCATTGCCAAAGCAAGCTATGGTAATGATAAGAATTTAAGCAACAAAATCAGATCTCCAAAAAGCAGGTCATGGCATGAATATAGCTTAGTTGGAATAATTTCTAAAATTGCAACTGAGCATAAATTCGAGAGCTTAATTGATGAGTATTTTAACCAAATTTACATTAATCATATCGATCAAACCAATGAAAGTGATTTATCGTTTTTGGTTAGCTTATCACAAAATTATGATGCTTTAATCAAATTCATCACTGGTAAATTGGTTTTTGCTAAAAAAAGCCAAGGGATATTCATTAGTGGCAAGGAATTACCAACAACAGAAATCTTTGAAAATCAAATAACCAACTGGCGATTAGATATTCTTGACCGAGGTAAATTTGGTAAAGTCATTGCTAAATATCACGATTTTACCATCGGAGAAGAAAAACAAGTTTTTGCAGGAAGTGATGATCCTACTTACGAGATCAGATTTACTTTTACTGATGAATCAAGAGCTAATGAAGCGGCTAAATCTAAATTAGCAGAATTTGAAAGAGGGATTACAAAGTTAGAATTATCAATTTCTGGTAATCCAAATCTCTCCGCTGAAAAGCCAATAACTATTCCTGATATCAGATATCTAAAAAACAAAAACTGGATCATAAATTCAGTAAATCATGAGTTAAGTGATCAAGGCTACAAATCCACTATCAACGCAATAGAAAAATTTTAAATGCTTAAAAAAGACGAAAAAGCAAAACAGATCTCCTTGAGTGAAATTGAACTTGAGGCTCTTTTAACAAAAGCTTCAAAACAAGGTGCTAAAGCTGCTCTTAAAGAAATTGGTCTAGATGATGATTTGGCCTATATGGATATAGCAAATTTGCGTGAATTACTCAAATCATTTCGCATGGCAAAAAAGCACGCTTTTAAAGTTTTTATCAGATGGATGGTTTTTGGTTTTATGACCTTAATTACCGCAGGATTCATAGCACTCATTGGCGATAATATAAATTTTAAATAAATGAAGAAATGCCTCAATTTGGAAAGAAATCAAAAGAGCAATTATCAAACTGTCATGTTGATTTACAGAAATTATTTAATGAAGTAATCAACCATTATGATTGCACAATTCTTGAGGGTCACAGGTCAAATGAAGATCAACTAAAAGTATTTAATTCTGGCAAATCAAAAATCAAATCAGGTGGAAAACATAATCACTTACCATCCCTTGCAGCAGATGTTGTTCCATGGCCGATTGACCGGGATGATAAAAATCGTTTTTACCATTTTGTTGGCTATGTCAAAGCAACTGCGGATCAGTTAAATATCAAAATCAGATGTGGTGCTGATTGGGATAATGATAACGATTTAAATGATCAGACATTTTTTGATTTAGCACATTTTGAGTTAATCAGTGATGAATATGACTAATAATTTTTTACAAGATTCCAGAGGTAATAAATCCTCCAAAAGATTATGGGGATCAATTTTATTGGGTATTGGAATTATATTCTCTGTAATTTTATTTGCCTATTCACTTTATGAAGGAGCAGCAGATGCAGCAACCGCTCTTGGTATTATTAATATGTTTTTAATTTCAGGCGGCGGCTTACTTGGTGTAGGTGTGTTTGAAAAAGGAATAAATATAAAAAGAAGATGCTCGAAGGACTAA